CATTTAGTTTTACCCTTGGTGCAGGAGGTGTGTCAACAGGTTCTAAGGGAGTAATGACTATTAACATAAATAGGCTCGTGCAAAACGCTGTACGTGATGGCAAGGACATCTCCGAAGCTGTCAGAGAACAGGTTAAAAAAGTTCATAAATACCTTGCAGCTTATAATGAAATAGTGTGGGACAACTTCAAGGCAAATATGCTTACTGTTTACAAGGCTGGATTTATTGACCTCGACAAGCAGTACCTCACTATTGGAATCAATGGATTTGTTGAAGGTGCGGAGTTTCTTGGTATTGAAATTTCACCCAATGATGCTTATTTTGAATACGGTGAAAAGGTATTAAAGCCTATTTACGAAGAAAATAAAAAAGCAAAAACGGAACACTTAATGTTTAACACAGAGTTCGTTCCTGCTGAGAATCTGGGAGTAAAGAACGCCAAATGGGACAAGGAAGATGGATATGTAGTTCCAAGAGATTGTTACAATTCTTACTTCTATATTGTTGAAGATGAAACAACAGATATACTTTCTAAGTTTGAACTTCACGGTAAGAAGCTCACTAAGTATCTCGATGGTGGTAGTGCGTTACATAATAACCTTGCAGAACATCTCACAAAGGAACAGTACGCAATACTTAATAAAAAGGCTATCAAGGAAGGCTGCTCATACTATACACACAATGTAAAAAATACAGTATGTAATAAGTGCGATTATCGTTCTAAGCATACACTTGATATTTGTCCTCGTTGCGGAAGTCGTGACCTTGATTACATAACAAGAATTATAGGTTATACAAAAAGGACATCTTCTTTTGCAGAACCAAGACAAAAAGAAGAAGGCAGAAGATTTTATGGGAAGTATGCAAAGGCTTAAATATCTTGGTCGCTCCATAGTTTTTCAAGAAGTACCAAATGAAATAAGTCTTGCTATAAACGTTAGTGGTTGCCCTTACAAATGTAAGGGTTGCCACAGCTCTTATTTGTGGGATTACAAGGGTAGATACGTCAGTGATGATATTAAAGCATTAATAGATATGCACGATGGCATTACTTGTGTTTGTTTTATGGGTGGCGACCAAAACCCACAAGAGCTTAATAAGCTAATAGATTATATCCATTCAAGGGGACTAAAAGTTTGTTTATATACTGGAACAGACAACATTCCAAAAGATATATTTCATTTGGATTATCTTAAAATAGGTCATTACTCAGAAGAGCTTGGAGGGCTTGACAAACCAACAACAAATCAAAAATTTTATGTTGTACATGATGACAAAGAATACTTTGATATGACTATTATGTTTAGAAAGGAAATGCAAAATGTCATTAAAGATAATAAAGAATCCTGACGAGAATATTTACAATGAAGTTACAGAAGCAGTAATGTCAAATGGGCGTTACTGTCCGTGTCGCCTCGAAAAAACTCCTGATACTCTTTGTCCTTGTAAAGAATTTAGAGAGCAAACTGAAATAGGAGAGTGCCATTGTGGTCGCTTCTGTAAAATAGAGGAGAACTAATATGTGCGAAGAGTGTAGACACAACCCTTGTGTTCCAGCTTGTCCAAATTACGAACCACCTATAGCATATGAATGTGATAATTGCGGTGGTGCTATTTACGCAGGAGACACAGTTTACGTACTCAATAATAATCATTATTGTGAATACTGCTGTTACAAGACCGAAGCAGAAATACCAGAGCCAGATGATGATGATTTGATGTACGAACGTTGGCGTGATAGAAAGTGGGAGCAAGAACACGATGTTTGATGAAACAGTTTGTAGTGAATTTACAATTGATAAGAATTATTTCTTATGGTTAACATACACTACCGAAAGCGGCAAAGTATGGTATATCACATCTAATAAGCAACGGACTGAATATCAGCTCTGGAAGGAAAACAAGAAAACAAAATACAAAAGTGACAATCCAACTGACCTTTATAAGTATATTAAAGAATAATGGAGGAATAAAAAATGAATAACGAAAAGATTATGGGATTTGACCACGCACTTGCTGATATTGACAAACAGATTGAAGGACTGTATGCAAAGAGAGCAGAAATCGAAAACAGAATGGAACAGGTAAGAAAGGAGGCAGAAGAAAAGCACAAGGCAGAACGAACGGAGGCGTATCAGACAATCGAGGAATTGATTGATAACTACAATGAAAAGTATCACGGTAGTCTTGTGTTAATGGAGCGTTTTGATGTCAATAAATTGCTTTCTCGATACGGACTTATATGAGGTATGAAAATGAAGATTGGTATAGATATAGATTGTGTTTGTGTTAATACAACAGAGTGTCTTGTTAATTATATTAATGAACGTTTACCAGTTAATCTTAACCTCAATGATATAACTACATATTCCATCGAAGCTGCTCTCCCAGAGCAGTATCGATGGATTGTAGATGCTGGATTCAGAGATTCAAAAATGTGGAAGAAGATTGAAATGATACCATACTGTGCCGAAACAATCGAACAGTTATACAAAGATGGTTTTGAAATCTATTTTGTAACAAGTTCACTTCCTGAGAATCTAAGAAAGAAAATTAATCATCTGACAAGAAATATGCCGTTCTTTCCAAAGGACTTTGTATGGCGACATACAATCAATATACAAGACAAGAGCTTACTTGACTTAGACATCCTAATTGATGATTGCTTGGGACACCTTTTAAATGAACGTAGACATTACAAGTCTATCGCTCTTGACTATCCTTGGAATCAGCTTGATGAATCTAATGAACCAAATGATTTTTATAGATGCAAGAACTGGCGAGAGATATACTATTTAATCAAAGACATCGAAGACATCGAAAGGAACTGCTTCTAAAAGAGCATAACGGATATAGTTGGTGACATAATATACATATATAAGGAGAGATAATAATGGAAGTTAATATTACTAAATTAAACACAAATGCAACAATTCCCACAAGAGGTAGCTCTCAGGCTGCTGGATATGACCTTTATGCTTGCATTGATGAGCCTGTTGTGATTTATCCACACTCTACCGTTAAGATTGGCACGGGTCTTGCTATTGAAATTCCCGAAGGATATTTCGGTGCTATATTTGCAAGAAGCGGACTTGCAACAAAGAAAGGTCTTAGACCATCAAATTGCGTGGGTGTGGTGGACAGTGACTACAGAGGCGAATGTATAGTTGCACTTCACAATGATACAGATGTGTATATGTCAATTGAACCGCATGAACGAATGGCACAGCTTGTGATACAGCCTTATCTTTCGGTTGAATTTACTGAGGTTGATGAATTATCAAATACAGAACGTGGCTCTGGTGGTTTTGGTTCTTCGGGCAAGTAAACTAAATTCACGTTGGGAGGAAGTATATGAACGAACAAGACTGGTTGCAAGCTATAGTTTCAATACTTATACTTCGCAACGTAATCACAAAAGAAGAAGGAGAAAAAATTAAGGGGAGCAAATAAGCTCCCCTTAATTTATTATTATAGATATATTAACGTGATATGTAAATATAACATTGTTCTTTCCGAATATTCTAATAACATTTAATTGTTGTTCTGGTATCATTTTACAGAAGATGACCCCAGAACTACGATTAAACGAGCAATGAGATTCGCCAAAATTCATTATAATATTAAGCTCCATGTTTTTCTTATCAACTGATGTTACCTCTATACGTTCTAAAAACATACCTACAAGAATGTCAACTTCTTTTTGTGTCAACTTTCCATTGAGTATATCATTAATAGTTTTTCTTACTTGAACTAATCTTTTTTCAATGTCTTTATATGAGGATTGATTATCTACTAACGATTTACGTTTATGTTCAAGTTCATCAAGTTCGGTACTTAAACTATCATTTCGTTTTTTAAAATCTACTTTGTTTATATCTCCGCTCATATATAAATCTAATAGCATTTCTTTCTTGTGTTCTATATTATTCTGTTGTGCAACAATCTTGTCGATTGATTCCTTTGAGTTATTGTCGCTTAAAGCAGCTTTACATAATGACATAAATTTGTCAGTGTAATCACTTAGATTCTTTAAGTTTGTAACAAAACATTTTGAAAGAATATCATATATTTCTGTTTCATAAATAGCAAATGTAGGACAAGTAGCCGAACCCTTGCTTCTCTTTTCTCTACATATATATTGATAGATATTTTGACCTTTGTGTAGCCTGTGACTATAACTTGTTCGCCAGAATGGGGCTTGACAATGTGTACAAAACAGTTTGCCCGAAAGAACGGAAGTCGTTTTCTGTCCTCGACCTCTACTCTTTACTTCTTCACTTCTTGCTTTAAATAAACAATTTGCCTTATTCCAAAGTTCTTCGCTTACAATGGCAGGAACAATTTCACCTGTTTCGTCTTTGTAGACTATCCAATCACTCTCAGGCAAAAACACTTGTTCCTTGGTTCGATAATCAGCTATCTTTACCTTGTTACCACAGTAGTACCCCTTGTACTTAGGATTGTTTAAAATACCAGATATGGTATTGTGACTAATTGGAGTACCGTTTCTTGAAGTAATCCCTTTTGCGGTAAGCTGACGTTGAATTTCTCGTAAAGCATATATTCCTGTCGCATACTGTTCAAATATAAACCTTACTATTTCAGCTTCTTTTTCATTGATAATCAATCTACCATTGAACTTATCATATCCATAGATACGACTATTACCCATAACAACGCCCTTCTGAATAGATTGCTTGTGTCCAAACTTAACTCTTTCAGATAACTTACGCACTTCATCTTGTGCAATAGAAGCCATTATGGTTAAACGAAACTCAGCATCACTATCTACTGTATTTATATTGTCGTTTTGAAAGAATACACCCACACCATTTCGCAACAGCTCTCTTGTATAAGTCAAGCTATCAATTGTATTTCTTGCAAAACGAGATACCTCTTTTGTAAGAATTAAATCAAATTTGCCATTCTTACCATCCTCAATCATACGCATAAAGTTCTCACGATTGGCTGCTGATTCACCACGAACTCTATCAACATATCCTTCAATATATGTCCAGTTAGGATGCTCTTTTATCATTTTATCAAAGTGCTCTATCTGATGTTCAACAGAACTATCCTGTTCTTCTTTGAGTGTTGACACTCTAACATAATAAGTAACTTTTATATCAAGGTCAAAGATTGTTTTATGGTTCTGCCTCATATAATTAACAGTACTATAAATGTCCATAACATCGCCCCCCCTTAATATAATTATACCATAGAAAATATAGATAAATCAAGAAAAAAATAGGGGATAACAAGTTTTATTTTTACTTGTTATCCCCTATAAATTATCCAAAAAGAAGCTCCTTAATTTTCTGCCAAATAGACTTCTGTTCTGTTTTTGGTAACGTTTTTGTACCAGATTTTTTTCTCCAATATTTTTTCTTTTTAACTGTAATCTTCTGTCCCATATACACCCACCTCGTTTCCATATCCGACAACTGCCGTATTTATTCCATCCGAGTCTTGACTAATCTCAACCTCAGTTTCTTCTACATATTCAAATTCATTAATAAACCTTTGAGTTTTAATAAGTAGACAAGCTGTTATCAATAAGCAGATAACTAATATAGTAAATGCAATAACAAGTCCAATTGTCATCTTGGTCATATATTTATCAAATCTTTGTTGTGCCAAAATATAATTATCTTTCCATTTTTTATTCTCACACGCTTTGCAATCAGACATAATTATCACCTCTTTACTGCTTCAAAATCAAATTCATAATAGCCATAACAATAGCTCCTCCAGCAGTACCTAAAGTTGCATATACACCCTTTATGAGCATTGACATCTGAGAAGTTAATTTAGTCAATGTTATTTTTAACTCAGCCAGTTCTGTGGCTGAATCGGCATGACGTTCATTACAATCATCTTTACGAACAAATATTTCATTAGCTATTTCTGAACGCATATATATATCGTCAAGTTTAGCTAAATCTTCTGGACTAAGCATAATACCCCTCACTTTCTTATTAATACATTCCAATCGCCACCGCCTAAATAACCAACTCCTAAACCATTATCTTCCTGCCACTTGTATATGGCACTCATAGTTTTATTGCCAGCTATTCCGTCAGCTTCGCCAGAATTATATCCAAGCTGATTAAGTCTGTCCTGTACCCATTTAATAAGATTTCCTTTATCACCATTTTCAACCGTATACTTTCTTACGGCAGTAAGTGTCTTGTTTCCAGCGATACCATCCACGACAAGATTCGCTCCACCATTATTTAACGTCTGTTGCAAGGACGCTATATCTGCACCAGTCTCAATGTTTGAAGGCGATACCGTATTCTCTCCTGCAAATACAGTACCTCTCTGAAATGTTTTAATCCAATCATTCTTAGGCGTATTGCCATAAGTATATTCATTGCCAAACCAATGATTAACTACAATGCCATTAATAGTGTATTTTTCACAATCACGGGTATCAACGTGACAACTATTTGGTAACATTAAACCTATACCACCGAAGCCAAGTCTTTCAGCTACTTCTGCAATGTCCCAAGAGGTATACCAAGAGCCATCTTTTTTCTGTACTCTTATGTCAGCGGCTATACCTCTGCGGTGAGCATCAGTTTTACTTCCCCACGGATTGTTCTCGCAACGATAACCTGAGTTAACATATATAGCTTTCGCATCCATAATAGCAAACATCTTTTCAAGCCTGTCTATAAGAAGTTTGGACATAGCGTG